GCTTCCAGCTCCGCCTCCTGCTCCTGGTCCTCTTCGGTCAGTTCGGAGTCCTGCTGTTCTTTCATATCCTCATTATCTTCAAATGTTTCCCGTCCCACTTTTTTCCTCCTTCACCGGCACCGGGCATATCCCGGTGCCCTCTGTCCTTAGATAAGGTCCGCGATTTCCTTCATCGTGTCCACGCCATTGATGATTGCCTTGCCGTTGATCTTGTCGATTTCGGTAACGGTCTCTCCGTCAAGCACTTCCTTGTAGTACGTGACCTCTTTGGTGACTTTCGGGTTTCCTGCCCCGCCGACCTTAAGCGATCCTGGATCATACTTTTTCGTGTTGCCGCGGATGGTGATTGTCCGGTTTTTGTACAAAGTCTTACTTGTGGTCTTATCTACATACGCGACTGCCGACCGGAAGATCAGCGGTGTCGCATCGTCTGCCGCAATCTCAAAGGCGCTGTTCGTGGCATTGGTAAATTCAATTTCCACTGACATGCTCTTGTACTGTCCCTTGACCGGCATATCGATTTCACCGCCGCCGCCCGCATAATTAAGGGTCTCCGTCAGGTTCTCGATTGCCGCCATCGTGGTTTCTGTCGTCACACCGAGAATTTTGTTCTTTGCAGAAACGTTTCCATTGTATACGTTATAATTCTGGGTCGCGCCCGGAACGTAATTCTTGGTACTCATGCCTCTTCACCTCCCTCGAATGCTTCCTCCAGGATCTTCGATTTCCACACGAACGTGTTCTCGTAGTACTCAGCCGGCGTGTAGTCCGCATATTCTGTCCGGAAGATAAAGTGTCCCTTGACGATGCTGGAAACCGGGTTCTCCTTCTTGTCGAAAATGATTCTCGCTCCTGCCATATAATCCGGTACAAGTGCGCTCAGGTCCGTGTTGTAATTTGTCACGACCGAATCGATCAGCTTGTAGCTCGCATCATTTCCGATGGTTTCCAGATACTCTGTCTTGAAGCGATTTTCGATGTAGTTGCTCATCATTACGCACTTGATATAGCGTTCATTCGGGTCTGTTTGGTCCGGATATGCCGCCGTATTGTTTCCCCAGCACTTCCATCCGTTAAGATATACGAACGACAGAACTCCGATTGCATTCAGGTAGTCGTTCACCTGCTTCATGGTGTAGTGAACTTCTTTCCCTCCGTCCATGACCACCCCGTCGATCGGGATGTCCTTGTTGTCCGGCGATGTTGGGACATTGCCGTTCTGGACGGTCACATATTGCAGCATCGCCGCTACTGCTGCCGATGCGAAAATCTCTACGCCGCCCATCGTCACCTTCGGCCAGCACAGGACTGTCCACCTGGTGAAACATCCCAGCTTGTTCTTCGCATTCTTCACGTCCTCGAGCTTCGTCGTTGTCTTTGATTCGATGTCCACGACTGCAATTGCATTTGTCAAATCCCCGTTAAGCTCCGCCTTTGCTTCCAGTGCTGCCGCGACTGCTGCATCGGTCGAAAATCCCGGTGCCGAGAGGATGTCCGGAACGAACCCGAACCGGCTGTATATCTCATCCACCAGCTCGATTCCTTGGCGTGTCCCGTCCTCACTCAGTCCGCCGATGATGTCATTGGCTGTTACGCCCGCCGGATTCAGCTTTGTATAAGCTACCGTCAAGCTGGTCTTGCCCTTAAACGCCCCGTCATCCGCAATGGCGATGGTCACATACCCGTCCGAGTCGAATGCAGCGATATAGTCCGTTCCAGCTGTTCCTGTCTTGCTTTCGCTGGACACTACCAGCTTGTCCAGCAGGATGCCCTCATCCTCAATGGTCACGCTTCCGTTGATGACATCCACGCTCGTCCCTGCCACCGCCGTAACATGGTTCTTATTATCCGGATCGAGCACGTTGATCATTACGACCGGTGCCACTCCGACCTTGCTGAATGATGCCAACACTGTCTGCATCAGCGTGTAATCATAGTCGGAACACACACCCAGCTGTAATTTCACGTCGTTCCTGCTGTACGCAATGACCGGCACATTTACCGCACTTGCCGGGTCATCCAGCAGGTTGACCGGTGCCGTGCCGACAGCCACCTGCACGCGCACCGCCTGCTCCGACTCGGTCGTGATATCCGAGCTTCTTGTTGTCGTTATGCCATGTTTATACTCTGCCATGGTCTACCTCCTGTTTTAAAATTTTTGTAAAAGCCAGATTTAAGAAAGAGCCTTCCCTCCGGAGTTCCTTCTTCTTTTCCACCACATGTTCCATCTCCACAAAAAATGCTTCTGTGAGCGGATGTACCTTTCCAGCCCTTTCGATCACGTCCGCCGGCTGGTATGTAAAAATCTGGTTGTGCCTTACGACCCCTTTGATATCGGGTCCTAAATACATCACTGTCATATCAGGTCCTCCAGTCCTTCCATCTCCACGGATGGTATCTTCCAGAACGAAACATATGCGCTCTCGTAGTAATTCGGGAAGCACTCATGGTTGAACCGCTTGTGCCGCTCCTTCTGTATCTCGTACCGGCCGTCGATGATGCCCGCCCTGATGAACCATCCGTCTACCTGGTTCATCAGGTTTGCAAGGATGATGTTGCCCTGGTGCTGTTCCTCAAAGAGGTGTAGACTGAACAGCATCTGTACCTGCACGATCCAGTTTCCATCCTGGTCCGTATCCTCATCGTCAATCATCACAAGGATATAATCTTCCTGCTCTTTGTCGTTCCCCTGTGGTGTGTCTTCATTCTCCCGTGGCTCATCGCCCTCATCCTCCTGTGGCTCTTCATCCGTCTCATCGATTCCGTCAATCTTATATGGCTTGTCCTGCGGGTAGATGTTGTAGTCCTTCCACTCCTCGCCGTCCAGTTTCATCAGGCTGTGGGTCTTCGCCATCTTTTTGATTTCCCGGATGATGGCATCCTGCAAATCAAGATCTGTCATCTTACCTCTCCTCTCACTTCGTGATGCCCTTGAGCACATTGTCGATTTCATGCGTAAGACGCTTCTGCATCATTGTTCCTGCTTCGCGCTGAAATTTCGCAATAATTTTGTCGTTCTTAAGGATCTGCGGTATTGCAGGTGCCTCCGCGCCTACAAGTTTGGAATCGCGGCTTGCATTTTTACGAAAGAAAACACCCGTGAAATCACTTTTTTCTCCCGACCTGACTCTCTGTACAAACGGCTTGTTATTGTCGAATCCTGCCAGTGGCGTCATTGGTGTATCGCGCATGACTGCTGCCCGGTAAGTCCTTACATTCGGTGTCCCGTACCTGAAATGTATCGCGCCGCTTTTTTTATCCCTTATTGGAACGCTGTGGCTCCATTTGATGACCACTCTTGGTGATACTGCTTTTCCTCCGCCCCAGAGATACAAATTTCTGTGTTCGCCTGTATAATCGAGTATTGCGGTCGGCTCCTGCCGTGTTGCCTTAATGATTTTCAACGTTTTCTGGTCATTGATATCTTTCTGCGCTACGCGGTAAAGTCTCGCCGCTTCCCTGGAGATTGCCTTCTTACCTGTCGGATATGCCCTGTTTGCCGCCCGCATGATGACCTTGTTGGACTGGTCTGCCAGTAACCCAAGTCTCCGCTTGACTCCCGCCTCATCCACAATGAGTGTTATTTCTCCATACATCTCAAATCCTCCTATACCTCATGGATGCCGAGCTCGATCTTGCACATCCCCTGCACCCTCTCCACGTTTTGTACGAAATATTTCTTTCCGTCGAGTGTCATCAGGGAGTTGACTGTCACTTTCCGTTTCAAGTCTGACTTGCGGATATACAGCCGGTGCGTGGTCTTGTTGATTGCGGTCTCCTTCGGATTCAGCGTGCTTTTCATTAGTCCATACGACGTTTTGGCGTCCGCCCGGTGCATTTCTGCGAGGACGACCGTGCATTTCACGCCGTCGATGGTGTGTACGCTCGCAAAGTCGTCCATATCAAAAAATGCATTGTCCAGGTCATCCAAAAAGCAGTCCCGGAAATTTTCCAGTTTTTCAGGCTCTTTGGTTTTTGGATTCTCGTTCATCGCGTCCGTTGGCGGGCTCCCGGCATCCGCTTCCTTACTCGCCGGCATCCGCATTCTCCTTCTCGGTACCCGCGGTTTTCTTCTTGGTACCCGCGGAATCGGTTGCGGTGATGTAGCCGTTCTCTTTCATCCATGCCCGGTCGATGTCGGACAGACCCTCTACGGTCTGTCCTTTCTGGTACTGCTTACCGTCCACAACGACCGTCGTATTCGCTTTTACCATCTAAGCACCTCCATCAGTCTCCGTACGTCTCATCCTGATACTTCAGAACGGCGCCTTTCAGTTCCTCCAGCTTCATGTCAGATGACAGTCCACTAAGCCCGATGGACTCCGCATACGCGATGACATCCGCTTTCTTTGTCATGGCAATAATCTCATCTTCGCCCTTAAGGTCTACGCCGTCCGTTGGTCCCTCATTCGTGTCCACGGAATTGTCCGCCTCCTCCTGGCTGGATGCAGGCGTATCGTAGATGTTCGCCGTGAGCCATCCTTCCAGGTCGCGCGGGTACGGAATCGGGCGGGAGAATGCCTGCACTTCAATAAGGTTGTTCTCTTCGCTCGACACGATTCTCGGAACGATCTTCTCCGCATAGGACCGGAAACTGCCCTTTGTCACAAATGTTACCTGAGCATACACGGTCGTCCCCAGCGCCGGTCTCAGCAGAGCAATGGTGCCCTTCGGCAGAAATGGCTTCGAAGTGCCGTCGATGTCCTCATACTCCTCGTCGTAGGTAAACATCGTGAAGATCACACCGTTCACGTTGAGGCTTCCGTTGCAAGCCACACCGTCCGGAAGTTCCTTCTGGTCGATGGTACCCGTGTTGACGTGGAGCTTGTCGTAGTAGTCGAGGAAGTCCTTGTCCGTCATGAGCTGCATGGACACATCCCCGGTCATAACGATATCCGTCGCATGGATGCCTCTCTTCTTGAGCACGGATGCCATCTTGTAAAACTCCTGCAGCTTCTCCATCGCGGTCATGTCAGACCAACTCTTGGTGAACCGGTACTTGTTCTTGAACTCATTGTCAAAGAAGCGGAGTACCATATTCTTCGGGTTCCGGTCGTTCGCAGCATCGTCCGCACTTGCGTAGTGCTTCATGACCAGCTGTCCGCTCGTGATGATTTCCGTGCACATCGCTTCCATCCGGCGCAGGATGGCTTTGCGCATATCGTCCACATGTTCAGACTGGATCTCTTTCTCCCGCTGTGCCGGCGTTCGGTTCGAAAGCGGGGATTCCCCAAATGCTTTCTTTTCCAATTCCGCCGCCGTGATCGGCATCTTGGGCGCGATAAATGGCGCATCCACTTCCTCCGCACGGTACCCTTCGGAATCCATGACGATTCCACCCACGACCGGAATCACGAACGGCGCTACCTTTTTGTTTCCCTTCTTGGTCTCGATCAGCGCCTTCTCGGAATAGTAACTTCTTCCATCCGGGAAATAGCGGTCCTTAAAAAACTGGCTGACCGGGTACATCTTCTTTACTGCATCAATCAGTGTTGTCGTCTTGACTACCATATTCTCCTCCTCTTTATTTCAAATAGATTCCCTTGCCGCGGAGTGCCTCTAAATCCGCATCCGTAAGCTCCGGCGATGCGACTGCCTCGCTCGCACGGAATGTCCCGCTGGTGTACACTGTTGCAACGACTTCCGTTTCATCTGCAGCATAGCTCACAGCCTCCGCCACAATTGCGCTCGGCTCGCCGCCTTCCGCGTGGACCTTGTAGGTTCCGGACGAATAGTCGATGATCTGTCCCCGTTTCAGCTCTCCTGTGGCTCCGGATGTGATTGCTACCACAACATTTGCCGCGTCGATCGGGTGACTGGAATCATAGATCAGCTTGTCCTTTTCCACCACGTATACCGGTCTGTTCAGTAATGCCATAACTTATTTCCCTCCTTTCTGGCTGTTGATATAACCCGCCATCTCGTCAGCCTCGTTGTCCTCCGGTTCGCCAGCATCCGGTTTTCCGGCTCCGATATCAGGGACTCCGGACTCCTCGGAATCCATCTTTGCGTTCTTCATATAGGCGGCAGCCAGCTTGTTCCCATCCATCATTGCCTGGTATGCAAGCGTAGGGCCGTCAACCGGATTCTCGCCGTACTTCGCGTCCGTCAGTGCTTCCACAGATACCGTCTTTGCGATGTTGTCCAGGGACTGGATGCGCTCCCGTTCTGCCTTCACGCCCTCGTCCTTTCCTTCTGCCCGCGCGGCTTCCTTCGCTGCATCAATCTCCGCCTGTACCT